AAAGGTGCAAGTTTAGAAGCAAACTTTCCAATTCAAAAGGTTCACAAAAAATAATGGCTACAACATATCTTGACATAACTAACGAAGTATTAAGAGAACTCAATGAGATTCCATTAACTGCTGCAAACTTTGCAAACGCTACAGGTCTTCAAAAGTTTGTTAAAGATAGTGTAAATAAATCTATATTTGATATAGCTAATGAAGAGCCACAACTACCTTTCTTTGCTGCTAATGTTAGTGGAGCTACTGACCCTTTTTATGGTAACGTAACAGTTCCTTCAGTTGCAGGTCAAAGATGGTACACACTTAAGTCTGATAGTTCTAGTATCACTACAGACTACTCATCAATAGATTGGGATGATTTTTATCTTACAACTATTAATGTAGATGGAGAAACAACTCCTTATGTTTCAAGAGGATTAAAGTTTCTTACTCTTGCAGATTGGAAAAGATATTATAGAGACAGTGAGAATGCAGATGATGCAGATACTCAAAATCATGGAGAACCTAGATTTGTTATTAAGTCTCCTGACAATAGAAAGTTTGGATTAAGTCCAATACCTGACAAGGTTTATAATGTACACTTTTATGCTTTTGTAAGACCGACTGCATTATCAGCTTATGATGATACAATCACTTTACCAGAGCAATACAGTAATATAATAACAGCTAGAGTTCGTTATTACGTTTGGCAGTTTAAAGAAAGCCCACAACAAGCAGCTTTCGCATTGGATGATTATAAAAAAGGTATGAAGAGTATGAAATCAAACCTAATGAATCCAGCTCCAAAGTATATGACAGACGATAGAACTTACTTCTAATTTATGGCACGTTCACAACCTTATACTGTTGCATGTAACGGTGGTTTAATTAAATCAGCTAACTCAATTGATTTACTTAAAAGCCCCGGAGTTGCAAGAGAGCTTAGAAACTTTGAAGTCTCTATAGAAGGTGGATATAGACGTATCAATGGTTTTGAAAAGTTTGGTGGCTCAAGTGCTACACAACCTACAGGAAGCACAACAAATATACTTGGTGTTACTACTTATGCAGATGGTGTAGTAGCTACAGCAGGTACTAATATTTATTTTAGTCAAGATGGAATTACTTGGTTACAAATAAATAAATTATCAGCAGGTGGTGGAGATGATTACGCAACCTTTACAGGTAAGTCAGCTACTGCAAGAACTGGACAAGGACAATGTCAGTTTGTAGTATTTGAAGGTGCAACATTTGATTATGGTGAAGTAATTATAGCTGATGGTGCTAATAAGCTTTGGTCTTTTAGAATGGAAGGCACAGGAGCATTAAATACTAGAACATTTTTTACAAGTGAAATAACTGTAGATGGTACTAATGGTGTAAAGTATATAGCTGTACACGACCATCATTTAATTGCAGCAGGAGTAGAAAATAATTTAAGCTCTGTATATTATAGTGTTTATAATGACCCTGATAACTTTACAGGTTCTGGTGCAGGTTCTGTAACTATATCAGACCAAGTACAAGGCATTAAAGGATTTAGAACAGACTTAATAGTCTTTGCAGAAAATAGCATACATAAATTAATTAATATTAACGATAGTGCTAATATACGTATTGACCCTATAACAGAGAACGTAGGTTGTTTAAGTGGTTATAGTATTCAAGAGATTGGTGGTGACTTAATATTTTTAGCACCGGATGGATTAAGAACAGTAGCTGGTACAGCAAGAATTGGTGACGTTGAGTTAGGAACTGTTAGTAAAGCTATACAACCTTTAATAACAAACTTGACAGAATCGATAAATAGCTATATAATATCTAGTATAGTCTTGAGAGAAAAATCTCAATACAGATTATTCTACACAGACACAACAGAACCAGCATCTCAACAGAAAGGAATTATAGGAACATTAAGACCAGAAGGATTTCAGTGGTCAGAAACAAGAGGCATTGAATCAACAGAAATAGGTTCTGGATTTAATGAAAATGGTGTTGAAGAATACTATCATGGTGATACTAACGGTTATGTATATATCCATGATTCAGGTAATGACTTTGATGGCTCTAACATCTTAGCAAGATATGCTACACCTGATTATGACTATGGTGATTTAGGAACTTTAAAAACTTTACACTATATGAGAGTCTCTGCAAGTGCTGAAGGTGTCGTAGAACCTGATGTACAAGTTAGATTTGAATACGGTAATACCAATATACCACAACCTCCTGAACTATTTGATTTAGGAATTATAGACCCACCATCTTTATTTGGTGAAGCTTTATTTGGTGTTAATGTTTTTGGTGGAGCAGAGAATCCGATGATAAGAGTACCGTTACAGGGAAGTGGGACAAGTAATAATTTTACATTTATAAGTGAGGACAACAAAGCTCCATATACAATCAATGGATTATATGTAGACTTTATACCTTCAGGCAGGAGATAAAAACAAATGGCAATAACAAAAGTAACAAGAACTCTTTTAAGTACGGGTATAGATGACCAGTCTAATGCTACAGCTATAACTATTAATAGTAGTGAAAATGTTGGAATTGGAACGACTAGTCCTTCACAAATCCTTCATGTAAAAGCAGCAAGTCCAAATATTTTATTAGAAGGTACAAGTTTTCCATCACTTAAATGGGCAGGTACAGACCTTACTGCTGATGCAGAGATATATTATGGTGTAAGTGGTTTAGATTGGAACTTTAATAATTATAATAATGGAAGAATAGTTTTCAAAACTAACAACACAGAACGCCTCAGAATTACTGAAGCAGGATTGATTGGAATTGGAACGACTAGTCCTACAGAAAAATTAACAGTAAATGGTGCTTTAGCTATAACAGGTGCTTTAGCAGATGATAGAACATCTACAGCAGCTATGGACTTTTCAGGTGGCGTAACAAGATTTATTTCTTATGGTGCTAGTGGTACTGGTGGTATTTTTGCATTTAGAACAGCATCAGGTGGTGCAAGTTCAACAGAAAGAATGCGTATTAATTCATCGGGCTGTGTAGGTATTGGAAGTACAGCAGATAGGTCTCTTGGTACTAATATAGGTACACTTGTTGTCAATGGCTCTGCTGGTGGTGGTCTTTGGTTAAGTACAGGAGATTCTAGTGCTACAACTTCAAAGATTATTAGTACAATTGATGGAAGTGTTGGAGATTTATTAATAAATCAAGGTAGTGGCGTTAATGGTGGCAATATACGATTTAGTTTAAATGACAGCGAAAAAATGCGTATTTTAAGTAGTGGAACATTATTAGTAAGCACTACAACAGCTTCAGGACTTTCAAATGGCACAAGTAATTATGGTCATTCTTTTGGTGGTGGACAACAAGTAAATGCAACTAATAATGACACGAACATAATTTTAAATATGAGTAATGGTTCAAGTAATCCTCATGTTCAATTTAGGTCAGATGGTGGTAATACTGGTTCTATTACTACTAATGGTTCATCAGTTGCTTACAATGCTGGTTCAGACTACAGATTAAAAGAAAATGTAATTCCTTTAAAAGATGGTTTAGATAGACTTAATAAGTTAAACCCAGTTCAATTTGATTGGAAAAAATCACAAGAAACTGATGAAGGTTTTATAGCACATGAAGTTCAAGAGATTGTTCCTTATGTAGTCAAAGGCGAAAAAGATGGTGAAGAAATACAAACTATGGATTATGGAAAACTTACACCATTGCTTGTAAAAGCCATACAAGAACAACAAACAATAATAGATGATTTAAAAACTAGAATAGAAACATTGGAGAACGCATAATGGCAGGTTATACAAGACAAAGTACATTCGCAGATGGGGATACAATTACTGCTGCTTTATTCAATAATGAATATAACCAATTAGTAAATGCTTTTAGCAATACTACAGGTCACAGCCATGATGGTACAGCAGCTAGTGGACCAGTTATAGGATTAATTGGTGATGCTGGTGAAACTTCTCCAAACAATAAAGTCTTAATAGACACAACAAACAACTACATAGAATTTTATGTTGAAGTATCTTCAGCACCTGTACAACAACTATACATAGCTGATGGAGCTATTATACCTGTAACAGATAGTGATATAGATTTAGGTACAACAAGTTTAAGATTCAAAGATACATATACAGATACTATTACAACTACAGGTAACGTAGATGTTGGTGGTAATCTAACAGTTACTGGTACTACAACTTTTAACGGTGGTACAATTACTATGGGTGATGCAGCTACTGATAACGTAGTATTCGGTGCTGATGTAGACTCAAACATTATACCTGATGACGATGACAGTTATGACCTAGGTAGTTCTTCACAAGAGTGGAGAAACCTTTACATTGATGGTACTGCAAACATAGATAGCCTTGTAGCTGATACAGCAGATATAAATGGTGGTACGATAGACGGTGCTACAATAGCAACTTCAGACATTACTGTAGGAGCTGGTAAAACTTTAGACGTTTCATCAGGCACTTTAACTTTAGCAGATGACCAAATATCTGGTGATAAAGTTGAAGGTGGTACAATAGCTGCTACAACAATTACAAGTTTAACAGCAACAAGTGCAGACATTAACGGTGGAACTATTGACGGTACAACTATTGCTACTTCTGATATCACTGTTGGTTCTGGTAAAACTTTAGATGTATCTTCAGGAACTTTAACACTTGCTGATAATCAAATTAGTGGTGATAAAGT